GGTTCCCCAATCGTCTCATGAAAGATGCATACTAGGTTCAGTTCAGACAAACACATGATCACCGGTTCCTACCTCGTTGCCTGCCCTGCCCTTGGTGAACGAGAGATTGTCCACAGTGCTGAGCAGGCAGCAGACATTTGCTACTCTATGCATTGTGAATCCAATTCCTATGCCTTCGTTGAAGATTGGTTGGGTTGGACTTACATGGAGTACGGCGATCCTTCCAACTGAAACTATCATGAACTATCGAATTGTTGAAATTGATTTTGATTTTGATGATGCACTGACTGATTATGACAAGGAAGAGATTGTTGATGAAGTGATGTCAACAACTTGGACTGCTGTCGATGGTGATG